GTTGCCCAGCACCGGCGGCAGCTCCGCGCTGCCCCCGGACGGTCCCTGCGGTCCCTGCGGTCCGGTGTCGCCCTTATCGCCCTTCGGCCCCTGCGGCCCCTGCGGGCCTGTTTCGCCGGTGTCGCCCTTATCGCCCTTCGGCCCCTGCGGCCCCTGCGGGCCTGTTTCGCCGGTGTCGCCTTTTGCGCCGGGCGCCCCATTTGCGCCCGCTGCGCCTGCGGCCGCGCACAGCTCCCACAGCTCGTCCACGCCCGGCTCGTCTCCGGCCGTGCTGTCGGCATCGTCTGTCCAGACGTAGCAGCTGCCGTTGTGCTCCACGGCATCGAGATGCGCATAAGTCGCGGCTGCATCCCACGCCCCGCGCCAGTGAAACGGCTTGCCATCCTTGCCCGGCTCTCCCGCTGCGCCCTTGAGGCTGGCCAGCCACTCGGCCTCCGTTCCGGTGTAGCCGTGCGCCTTGGCGATCCCGTAGGCGCTCAGGTAATAGCCCTGCTCCACGGCCCTGCCGTAGACCGGCCGGATGCACTTGGCAATGTGCCGCGCCAGATCGTTCCACGCTGTGTTGTACCGCTGCATCGTGTTGGTGTAGCGCTCGTACTCGCCGTTTGCAAAGTCGACCTGCGCCTCCATCCACAGCAGATAGATCCCGTCGTAGGGATACGGCGCTGCCAGCGCCTTGGTTGGCGTCGCCGAATACGGCGTGATCTCGCTTAAGGCCAGCAAAAAGATCTCGTGGAGGATCTGCCCCTCAACCTGATTGAGCCAGTCCAGCAGGATCGTGTCGTCGATCTCCGCCGGGACCGGCTTGAGCTTGCGCAGCCGCTCAAACAGTACCGTCGCTGTCATGTGTCCCCTCCGTCCCCGGCAGCTGCATGCCCTGGATCTCGCGCAGCAGCGCCAGCTTGTCGTCCATCGTCATCTCGCCGCCCGCGATCGCGGCTCTTGTCGGCGCGTCCGTGCTGATCTCCCGCCGCTCGCGCCAGTCATAGTTGGCCTGCAGCGCAAATTTTGCGCCCGCTGCGGAGTTTTTGTCCTCGAGCCGCTCCTGCAGGTACGTCTCGATCACCCGCTTGGCCTCGTCGCAGATGTCGTGCGTTTCATCGGCGGCCAGATACTTGCTCCATGTCTGCCGGCTGATGCCCAGCTTCCCGCACAGCCCCGTGATCGTCGGCGGGCTGACCCAGCTCGTCCTGCTGGCTGGCGTCCCGTCCTCCGTCACCACGCGCACAAAGCGCGTCGCCGGGTGTCCGTACCGGTCAAACTCCGGCTGCCCGTCGTCGTCAAGCACCGGCTCCTCGCGGTATACCGGCTCCCGGTAGCGCAGCGCTGCAAAGTATTCCTGCACCGCGCGCCGGAGCGCTGCGGGCTTGTATGCCTTTTTTCGGCCCATGTGCATCCCTCCCTGTTTGCCGTTAGGATACCACGGTAGCCGTGTTAGTTGCCGTCAACTTTTGTGCCGCGTTACCATGCCTCATACAGCCGTTTGCGCGCCCGGTAGAGCGTGCTCTCGCTGACGCCGTGCGCGATCGCCGCCGCCTGCACCGTGCTCCTCCCGCAGCACCAATCGCGCAGCGCCTCCGCATACGCCTCCTCGCCGTAGGCCGCCTCGAGCAGCTTGGCGTCGATCCGTTTTTTGCCCGCCTTGCCCATATCCTCGTAGCTGAGCAGCGTAAAGTAGATCAGGCCCTGCCGCCGGTACGGCAGCCGGATCCCGCTCATCCGCCGGAAACTCATCCCCTCGCCCTCCTGTGTATGCACGATATCCGCTATACCGTGGCGGCATAGCGGTCCTGTCCCTGCCGGAGCGCCGCTCAGGCAGAGTCCTCCCGTATGATCGGCGCGGCATATCCCATCCGCGCGCGCGTTTGTTTGGTCCGCGCCTGCGCATTCCCCCGCGCGGACCGCGAGTCAACTTTCTTTTTCGAGATTTTCGCCGTTTTCGAGCAGCTCGCGGGCCGTCATTTTGTGTCCGCCGAGCTTTTTGCCGCGCTTGCGGGGCACGTAGCGCAGATATGCCCCGGCCTCGCCCTCGACGTAGCGCTCCTCCAGCACCCTCGCGCCCTTAGGCGCGCGCATCTTGGTGCACAGCACGACCTCGCGCTCCTCCGTCGTCGGCAGAGCGGCCCCGCGGCTGACTTTGTATTTTTTGCGGTCCGGCACACGCCGCACCTGCTTGAGCATGTAGTAGGCGATCGGGCTGTAGTCGTCCTGGCCTCGGAGGCTGCGGATGTTGACGCTCCCGAGCGTCCAGGCGTCCCGCAGCGCATCCCAACTGAGGCTCCCGTCCGTCTCCATGCAGATATGCACGTGCAGACGCACCAGCTCGCCGGTGTCGCCGTCCATGTCGCTCGCCGAAAGCGTGTAAAACGGGATCACGCCCTTTTCCTTCCGGCGCAGGCGGCGCAGCCAGAGCATCGCCTGATGCTCTGCGGCATCGCGGAGCTTGTCGGGATCGTCTCCGGCTGTCTCGCGCAGCTTGTCGATCCCCTCGTCCGCAAAGCGGAGCGTCACGAGCAGGCCCTTGTCTGCCGTGCAGTTGCAGTTGAGCAGGCGTGCCAGGCGGCGGACTGCCGTATTAAAATTCTGCTCCTGCTGCCGCGGCGTCGTCACGCCCGTCTTGCGCCCGCGCGGACGAGCGTTGTCGCCGACGTGATACCGCGTCTTTTCCACGACGCCATTTTTGCAACGATAGGTCCGCTCCATGATTTTCACCCTGGTCTCCCTTCTCCCGCCACTGCGGGGCTATACATAAGCTTTTAGCAAGCCGATAAATACGCGCGTGCGCGCGTATTATATATGGTATAACGCACGCGTGTGTTTCAAAAAATCGCACGCATGCGTTTCCCGTGTGTTCGGCTGTCAAGGTTCCCGTTTGTCGCCCTTCCGGCGGTTCCGGCGAGGCCCGATCCCCCGATCGGCCCCCGCCGCAGCCTCTGGCTTGCGTTCATTTTCTGCTTTTTGTGCATTCTGCACAAAATTTAATTATGTTTTTGTTCATGTTTTTTCTCGCGCCCTCTTGACATACCACTCAATGGGTGGTATAATAAAACCATCAAGAGGAGCTAAGCTCCAAACCACAAAGCCCGCGGCCACCGGCCGCACGAATTGAAAGGAGATCATCAAAATGAAAAAGAATTGGTATGCAGTGCTTAATGACCGCGACGACAACGACTGGGGCACCGGCAGCTTTGACTGGTCCGAGGCCGTAAAGATGGCCAAGTCTCGCGGCTGCGAGATGATCGCGGAGATCGACGGCGGCTATGACGAGGACGGCCACGAGACGACCGATCCCATCTGCGTCGCGGAGTACATCTCCGGAGAGGACTTTTAAGGCAGCCTCGCCTGCCCATCAACCCCATCAACCACAACTGAGAGGAGATCAATATCATGACGGAAAAAGTCAACACGCACGTCCAGCCCACGAAAGGCGCCCCCGTGAAAGCCTACATGGGCTTTGATAAAAATATGAAGTGTCGAGGATTCCAGTACGCCGAGGGGCGTACCTACGAGGATCCGGAGGCAGTGCTGTGCGAAAAAGGCTTCCACGCCTGCACCATGCCGCTTGATGTACTGAATTATTATGCTCCGGGAGATGGCAGCATCTACCGCGAGGTAGAGCTGGAGGGCGTGCAGTGCGAACAGGATGGCGACAGCAAGGTTTGCGCGAAGAAGATCACGATCGGCGCGGAACTCGGGATTGCCGGGCTGGTAAAGGCGCAGATCGAGTGGGTAAAAGAGCAGAGCTTTTTTGATGAAAAAATCAAAAAGGCAAAAACCGCCACGGGCCATCAGGGCGCAAGCTGCGCCACGGGCATTCGGGGCGCCGCATGCGCCACAGACCATCAGGGCACAAGCTGCGCCACTGGCTATCAGGGCACAAGCTGCGCCACGGGCTATCAGGGCGCAAGCTGCGCCACGGGCTATCGGGGTGCAAGCTGCGCCACGGGCGATCAGGGTGCAAGCTGCGCCACGGGCGATCGGGGTGCAAGCTGCGCCACGGGCGATCAGGTTGCAAGCTGCGCCACGGGCGATCAGGGTGCAAGCTGCGCAACGGGCGATCAGGGTGCAAGCTGCGCCACGGGCGGTCAGGGTGCAAGCTGCGCAACGGGCGATCAGGGTGCAAGCTGCGCCACGGGCAATTGGGGCGCCGCATGCGCCACAGGCCATCAGGGTGCAAGCTGCGCCACGGGCTATCGGGGTGCAAGCTGCGCCACGGGCGATCAGGGTGCAAGCTGCGCCACGGGCAATTGGGGTGCAAGCTGCGCCACGGGCGATCGGGGTGCAAGCTGCGCCACGGGCTATCGGGGTGCAAGCTGCGCCACGGGCGATCATGGCGCTGCCTTGGCTTCTGGTGCCAGTGGTATGGTAATGGGAGCGCGTGGCTGTGCTTTGTTTGCCGTCGAGCGTGCGGATTGCGGCGAGATTCTGAGCGTCGCCGCTGCCATTGTCGACGGGGTAAACATCAAAGCAGGCGTATGGTACGCCTGCAAGGGCGGCAAGCTCGTGGAGGCTTGATCCGCTGGCCGTCCGAAGCCCAAGAGGCAACCACTAATAAAATATAAAGGAGATCACCACCATGACCATCAATCAGTACCGCGCCTGCATCGCCGCGGTATTTGCCTACGCCGAGCGCGATTTCTTCGTCTCCGATCTCGCGCTCTCCGAGATCTGGGGCGACGCCCCGGATGACCCCATCCCCGATGCCCGTATAGCCGCTCTCGGCCAGATCTGGGATGCCGCGCATCGTACCGTCCCAGAGATTGCAGCCGCCGCCGGTTTCAGTTGCCGCAAACTGGCGGAACGGTTTGGCATCCCGTACCGCACTGTCGAGCAGTGGTCGGCAGGGCATCGCGAGAGCGCCCTGTATCTCCGCCTTATGATGCAGGAGTGTCTCGGCCTGCTGCCCAGCCCGGATGCCCTCGCCCCGGCTGAGTCCGATCCCTCCGAGGAGGATTGACCTATGGGCAAATATCCCATCCGCCTGATCGGCACGCCGGTCGTCCCCGGCGATCTGGACTATGACATGGATCCCCCGGAGTGGCACACCCCGTGGTTTGAGGCGGACGCCCTCGATGCTGACGGCCATCATCACAGGGTCTACTGGCCCATCCCCAACAAGACTAACGAGTGGCTTGTCGGGCACCTGCTTACTGTGGACGACCCGGAGCTTGCCTGCTGCGTCGGGGATAACTACTTTGATCACAGTATCCGGCATCTCGATCACCTCTACCTGTATGAGGCCGTTAATGACACTTATTTTACCGCCACGGAGGACGACCGCGTCATCTCCGTTATGTCGGAGGCGCAGGCCAAGGAGTGGGCACGCGACCAGCTCTATCCCAGGGATTACGATGCCCTATGCGATGGCCTCTGGTGGTGTCCCGTCTAATCTTGCCTAATATCCTATCACCGATCCCGTGTAAGTTTCCGTCAACCTTTCGGCCGTTCCGCTCGGCCCCGCATCCCTGCGGCGCTGAGCGCAGCACCCGTCCGGGAGCCTCCTCCGAGGCTCCCGGCTTTTTGTTTTTTTACGGCTGCGGCAAATACCCCGCCGCCCGCATCGCCTCCGTGGAGATCGCGACCTTGGCGTCCATCACATCCTCCCACCCGGCCTCTCCGTGCGCCGCCACGGCCAGCCGCGCGTCTGTCGGGCAGTAGGCCCGCTCCTCGTATACGCGCCCGTCCCGCAGGATCACCTGCATCGGCACCGGCTCCGTAAAAAAATACTTGTCCCGCGCCATCTCACAGCCCCTCCGGCAGCGGCGGCAGCCATCCGACGTTATCGCACCATCCGCGCAGCTTGCCGTATGTCCCGTAGGCCTTGGCCCCGTTGTCCCAGAGGTACCGCGCCAGCGCCTCGATCTCGTCGAGGCCCCAGCCCTCGAGGATCGGCTCCTCGGCCGCCTCTCGCGCGCGGGCGATCGCCAGCAGCTCCGCCCCGCTCTGCACGCCCCTGGCCCGAGGGACCGTCCGCCCCGCCGCCTCGCACGAGGCGCAGATCCATATCTGCGTTGGCTCCATCTCCCGCCCGCAGCACCGGCACAGGCGCGGCTTGTGCCGCCTCGGCCGGCCGCGCGTCCGCATCGGGATCCGTACCCCCTTGCCCGAGTTTTCCATCTCCGTCATCTCCTCTTTTTTGTGTAGTCGATCCCCCGGATGTAGGGATGCCGCACGGCAAACGGCACCGTCGCATCCCCGAAGATCTCGCGCAGCGCGCCGTCGAGCTGCTCCTGCATGTAGTCCTGCTCCGGCCCTGGCCGGAAGGCCGGGCCGAACTCCTCCTTGAGCTCGTTGAGCCTCGTCAGCAGACGCACGATGCGCTCCTTGCCCCATACATCGTCGCCCATCGCCTGCTTATCTCGCAGCGCCACGCACAGCATGTCGTGCACGATCTGCGCCCCGGAGTCCAGCCCGATGTCCAGATACCGCTGCCGGTCCCGCTGCACCCGCTCCGCATAGCTATTGCCCATCATTGGCCTCCTGTCCGCAGTTGTATGCCATCGTCCGCGACGTCTCGTCCCATGCCCTGCGATCGGCGATCTGCCTTGTTTCCTCGTATAATCTCTCCAGTCTTTCGCGCTCCGCCAGCTCCCCGTCCTGCAGGTCTCGGATGCGGTCGCCGTTGGTCATCGGCTTCGGCGCAGCCTCCTTTTCTGGGCTTCCCAGCCATTTGATCAGGCACTCGCGGCATGTGTTTGCCTCACATGGATAGCCCTGTCCGTGCAGCACGTTGCACAGCCCACTCAAAAGCTCATCCGACTCCGCCAGCTCCTCGTCCGTCATCGCCCGGATGCGGTCGCCGTTTGTCATGGGCTTCGGCGCAGCCGCCTCCTGCGCGGCCCGCCGCTGACCGGCCTCTGTCATAGGCCAGCGGTCCGGCACGGTGACTTTGACCACCACGTCGTCCGGATTTTCCGGCTTTGCTGCATCCTGGATCAGCCCCTCACGCTTCCAGCACTCTTCCAGCGCTGCTGCCGCTTTCACCATCAGCGGCCCTACCAGCACGTCCTGATATCTGACCCCGTTGACCTGCAGGCCGGTTTGCACCAGCGCGTGCCCGGCATCGGCCAGCATGCCGACCATGTCATTCCTCGCCCACGCGGCCATCTGGCCGTCGACAAACTTGTTAATATCCATCGTTAAGCCTCCTTGTCCTTTTCAGTTCCTCCGCGAGCGCGCGGAAGATCGGGTATGCCTGCTGCGGTACGACCGCATTGCCGAGGGCTCTAATTCGCTCCACCCGGAAGGGAAGCCCATCAGCCACTCTACCCACTCCGGGTTCAGCTGCCCAGAGACGTCCGTCCGCAGGCTCCGGTGATTCCCTCCGCCGTGCGTCCCGGTCGCGTCTCCCCGGCATGGCGTCGCAAACAGCACGCAGCCCCTCAGGTTTCTCCGCTCCAGATCGTGCTCCGCGCTCCGGCTCCCCATCGGTCCGGTCCCCTTGCTGTCCGAGGCCTTCGGCGTCGGATAGATCGTCGATCCCCACAAAAAAGCATCTTGCCCGCCGGTGCCAAGCTCCGACAGCCGCAGCCTCAAATTGCAGCACGACGACGTGATAGCCTGCACGCTCCAGATCCTCGACCACCTGCCGGGCGGCAATCTTGAGGATTCCAGGGACATTCTCACCGACGACGCAATTCGGCCTAATCTCCCGGATAACGCGGAGCATTTCAGGCCATAAAAACCGCTCGTCTTCCTTCCCGCGCTGCTTTCCGGCCACGGAAAACGGCTGGCAGGGGAATCCTCCGGATATAACGTCAACTGTTCCCAGTCCGGTTTGCGCATAAAAACTCTCCTTTGTCAGGGTACGGATATCCCGCCAGCGCGGGACGTCCGGCCAGTGCTTTTCGAGCACCGCTGTCGGATAATCCGACAGCTCGCATTGCCCGACGGTCGTAAAACCGGCCCACTCTGCCGCAAGATCAAGCCCGCCGATCCCCGAAAACAGGCTGAGATGTGTCAATTTTCCAGCCACCCCGCCAGCTCCTCCTGCTCTGCCTTGTACACCGGCTTGATCTGATACCGGCAGTACTGCATCTCGAGGCTTGCACCGCGGCTCTGCTCCCAGCCGGGTAAAAACACCACGAGATCGGCTGCGCGGATCATCGCAAGGCACACGTCCATGTATACCTTGCCCGGCCATCCCTCCGGCAGCTCCGCAGGGTTCAGTACCTTTTCGGCCCTTGGCGTACCGTAGTAGTGCTCCATGCTGATCGGCCGGTCCTCGCCCTCCCGCAGCAGCATCCGCTTTGCGGCCGCAAACCGCGCTTTGTAATCCTCTACGCCGGTGATCCCACCGGCAATGTATACTGTCATATTCTTACCTCCACGAGCTTGCCGCCCCTGCAGGCGTACCACGTGTTCGGCTTGATGTTCACGCCGTCGACGATTCCAGCGTCGACGCTCGTGATCTTTCCGCTATCTGCCCGCTCGACGGCGAACAGCGCGCAACCGAGCGCGCCCATCACTCTGCCGCCAGTATTGGTTGTCGTAGCCACGCCGTCAGCGCCTTCGGCTCTGGCTTCTCCGATCATCCCCGTAGCCACGGCTAATCCCCACTCTCCCTCAGCTTTGGCTTCCCCTTGCGTTCTCGTGGCCAGCGCTACACCAAGATACCCCCTAGCTGTTGCTCTCCCGTTGTTTCCCATGGCGACCGCTACGCCCCCGAAGTCTGATACACTGGCCCATTGGGCGTTTTCCATCACGGCAACAATTCCGGTTTCCCCATTGCCGGCGTTGATGTTGTTCGCGGTGACTTCTTCCCGCTTTTTTCTCCTCCAAAAGTGCATTTTCACGTTGCTTCTCCTTCCTTTTTGTTGTAGGCCTCCCGCAGCCTGCGGATGATATCCCCGCCGTAGCTGCCCTTGGTCAGGTCGATAAACTCCTCGACCGTCAGCAGCTCGTCTGCCGTCAGCTTGTAGCCGTGGGCGGCGGCAAACTCCGACCGTCCCATTTCGCACGAGCCGGTGAGCTTGTGATGCCAGCCGTAATAATCGGCTGACGGGTACGCCTTGCCCCACTCATGGGCCTTTACAAACTCCCCGATGCGCTCCTCCAGCGGCATCCCCTCAAGCAGCTTGTCCCGCAGCGCCTCCATTGCCGCGCGGAGCGTTTCCCCGTGGGCGAAAAGACTGCCCTGCTTGACGATGTAGCATCTCTCGGTTGTTAAGTCTTCTCGCAAGATTCGTCCCATCGCAACGCCGCCGTGTACGTGGTCAATGAGAGTCGGAACGTCGTCAATTTGGTATACCCTTTGACCACAAAGGGTCAAGATTCCGTCGCTGAAGCCGCGGCCGTAGCCGCTGTCGGGGCTGTAGTGGCAGCCGGAGCCGGAGCCGTAGCCGGAGCCGGAGCCGTAGCCGGAGCCGTCGCCGTAGCCGTCGCCGTAGCCGGAGCCGGAGCCGTAGCCGGAGCCGTCGCCGTAGCCGGAGCCGTCGCCGTAGCCGGAGCCGTCGCCGTAGCCGTAGCCGGAGCCGGAGCCGTAGCCGTCGCCGTAGCCGGAGCCGTAGCCGTCGCCGTAGCCGGAGCCGTCGCCGTAGCCGTAGCGGTTTGCTGGATCAGCAAACCGATCCGCCGCCTCTTTCAGCACTTCCATACCTTTACCTCGCTCAGAATCTTCGCCGCCCTGTCCGAGCACGGGATGATCTGGATTGCGTCCGTGACAACCATTTCCGGCACAACGACGGTAAGTTTGCATTCGCTTGGGTACTCCACACCGCCCACTGCTAGTTGCTCCACCGCGCACGCGCCATTCCAGTACCAGATTTTTCGCACATTGCGCAGCTCGACTTCCTGACCGCTCCGCGCAGTGACCTGTCCAAAAAAGACGCCGCTGCGATCGCCTCTGACGATGTAATACTGATCCATTTTTGTCTCCTTATCGTTCATCATTTCTTTTGTGCCGCATACCTTGCTCTTGCCCTGGCGTTGATCTCCGCCCGATGGGCCTCCCTATAGGCCCTCGCTTTCGCCAGCTCGCGCTCCCGATTTTGCCTGTAATATTCCTTCTGCGCGCCCGGGTGCTCTGCGCGCCATTTTTGGTAGTATTCCCTTAGCTCTGCCCTGTGGGCCTTATTGTATTCCCTCGCCTTCTCCCGCGCCCGCTCCCGCTCCGCCTCCTTCTTGGCCGCGTCGCCCCCGACGGGCGGCGGATCCTTTGCCTTGCGCACCGTCCCGAGCGCCCGGTCTCTTGCGTCGGCCTCCCGGTAGTCGTCCAGATCCATCGCGTCATTGACGCAGTCTGGATACTGGCAGGCCTCGCATCGCTTATCGCATACGCTCATTCCTGCGGCCTCCCGATCACCCGGCACCCGCTGCGCAGGCCGTCGCGGTCAAATTCCACGACGTACCGGTTGTTTTTGTCCGGCCCGCTGCGGATCACGCCGACGCCGTAGTGCCACGTCCCCGTGCACACCGCCAGCACCCGCTCGCCGGGCTCCCACCTGTGCTTCTTTTCCATGTTCAGCTCCTTTCTGATGCTTGCGGCCGGGCAGCGCCACAGCGGCGTGCTCGGCCATTTTGCGCAGAGCGGCGCGTGCTCGATCACGCGCCCCGTCGCCCCGCAACGGAAAAATTTTGCATCGCGCCCGGCGTCCTCCTCCCGGAGATACCGGCACGCGCGGCAGACGCACTCACCCCTCACGATGGATCCCCCTCACGCGGGATCCATCGTACCAGCAGCGCCGCCGCGCCCAGCAGACCGGCCCCGATCCACGCCGAGGCGCGCATCACGCACACCCCGAGGATCATGCAGGCCATCGCGGCCGTTGCCAGCACCAGCATCGCGACCTTGCGGTCCGCGTCCTGCTGCGCCTGTTTTGCCCTCTGCTCGGCCACGGCCGCCCGCTGCTCCGCCTCCCGGCATCTGCGGGCCTGCGCTCTGGCCTCCGCCTTGCGGTTCAGCTCGTCGAGCCGGGCCTGCTCGATCTGCGCCGCGCTGCTCATCCAGTTCATTTCGCTTCTTCCTCCAGCCATTCTGCCGCCCGCCTTGTGCAGGCCTCCTCGAGCGTATCGTCCGCTCCGTCGGAGCGGTAGTAGAGGCAGGTGCCCCGCTGATTGTACTGGCAGCTCTTGCACCATGCCGCATCGACGAGCGCCTCCGCCATCGTCGACGTGCTCTGCACGATCCTTGCAAAATTCTTCATTTGACATTCCTCCTGTATTTGGAGAGGGCGGCAGGTATCGAGCCTGCCCTCCGCGGCTTGTGCTCTCGCCACGGCCGTCCCTTGCGCGCCCTCAGGTCGGGCGGATCACGCGCCGCCCACCGCGCCCTCCGGCTTGAGCCGGAGGGACTGCAGCCGTTTGTAGTTGCGCTCGAGCTTCTGGACGTCGATTCCCCACGCCTTGTAGGCCGCCTCGGTGTTCACGTGGGTGGCGTTCCAGCATGGGAGGCCCATGGCATCCATCTCCTCCTTGGCGATCGCCTTGAGGCGATACACCGTTCCGTTTGATGTCTCAAACAACGCATGGATATCTTTGTTACTCAGCTCCAGCCGCTCATAGTAGAGCCGCAGAGCCGTCTCAATATTCCGCACTTGCGGGACCCGCACCCGCCCGGTCCTCATAGCGTTCCGGCCTCGTTGGTCGTCCCGGCGTCCTGCCCGGTCACGATCTGCTTGGCCAGCTCCTCGAGCATCTTCTGCTGCGCGCTGAGCTGCTGCTCCTTGTCGGCCAGCTCGGCCTCCCAGTCCCGCAGGACTCCCGCCTGCTGGTCCAGCTCGTCGTGCTTGCGGCCAATTTCCTCCCAGTGCCGCATCTGCATGTCGCGCGCATTGCGCCACATGCGCTCCTGCGCCTCGGCCTGCCACTGGAGTCTGCTGCGCTCCCGCGCTGCCAGAGCCTCCTGCAGCACCACCAGTGCCAGCCATGCGCCCAGCGCGCAGATCATTGCGATCCTCATGTCATTGCCCTCCGTTCTTCCAGATTTGTCATTGCGAGGAGGCCGAAGGCCGACGTGGCAATCTCTGGCCCCCTCGCTCTCTCACTCATTCCGTTTATCTACGGCAACGATCATGCCGTAGATGCAGCCCTTGACGGCCGCCATCTCCGCCGCCGTCATCTGCCCGGCCAGCGTCAGCAGCTTGTCCGTCATCTGCTTCAGGCTCTCGCTCATGTTCCCACCCCCTCACTCCGCGATGTACCCCATCGCGATCTTGGCCGCCCGGCGGAGCTGGCTGCGCGTGCGGCGCATGCGCTCGTCGGCCGTGACCAGCCGCGTCCATGCCTCCTTCTCGGCGGCGCTGTTGACCAGCTCTGGCATCAGCGCGCACCATTCTGCTTCGGCGTCCCGCAGCTCGGCAAAGCATCGTTCCGCCTCGCCCGCCTTGTCCCGCACCCTGAGCATGGCCTCGCCGTCAATGCCCTCTGCCGGACGCTCGTTCTGGTCCGGCGTCTTCTCCGCGTCCTGCTCGGGCTTTTCGTCCCCCTGCTTTTTGGCCTCTTCCGTCATTATCCCCGTGAGCAGCGCCAGGATCGCAACGCCGCCGCCCACGTCCTTGCCCCTCAGCTCCGCGCTGTAGGCCTCGAGGATCGTCGACCGCAGCTGCCACCGCACGGCCTGCTCCTCTTTGCTTCCCGCCGGTTCCTCCGGCAGCATCTCCAGCATTATCCGGTACTTCTCCGGCATCGCCGGGATCTCGATCTTCTTTTCGTTGTTCATTTCTTTTCTCCTTTTTTCATTTTCCTTGCAATCCGCTCCCCCGCGTGGTATCCTTTCCGCGAAAGGAGGTGATTTTGTGCCTAACTTGTTGATTGTCTACTTCCATCCGGCGGCTCATCATGACCGGTCAGAGGTTGCAGCTCTGTTCCCGGAGGCGATCCATGTTGACGAGCACATCCCCGGCGCGTTTGAAATCGTGGTAATGCTCCCTTACAGTGAGGTACGGCATCGTATCTACGAGGCATTCGGGCTCGAGAAATACTACATTGCCCGCGTCGCTGTCGGAACCATCCACGGCAATTAGCCCCTCGCCTGTCCGTAAACCTTGCCCCGGCCCTTGTGCCGGGGCCTCCCCGGTCGCCGAGGCCGCTTGACTGTTTTGCTCACCACGACCACCTGACCGCTCTTGTCACGGTAACAGTATCGGTGCACCCAGGTCTCCGGCATCCCTCTCTCCTCCTTTCTTTTCATTGATTTAAGCTAGGTTTATTCTTTACTTAACTTGGTTCAAGTATACCATGCTGTTTCTTCTGAGTCAAGCCCTATTTTCACTAAGTTTAATTTGTTTATTGACTTGAGCCGCCCGCCGTGTTATCCTAGTTATGAAAGGGGGTGAACCCATGGCCAACTCGATCAACGATCGCGTTGCGCAGATTATCTCTGACCAGGGGATCACGCGCACAAAATTTGCAGATAGCATCCACGTTAGCGTTGCCTTTATTTCTGCGCTTTGCTCTGGCGTAAAGCAGCCCTCCGATCGGACGATCCTCGACATTTGTCGAGTCTACGGCGTCTCGGAGCTCTGGCTGCGGGAGGGGCAGGGCGAGATGTACGTCCAGCGGACCCTCCGGCAGGAGATCCTCGACCTCGCGCGCAGCCTTTCGCAGGCCCCGCCGGGCGACCTTCGCCGGGACTTCCTGCTCGCGCTGGCCGACCTCCCGCCGGAGTTCTGGCCCAAGCTGGCCGACTTCATGGAGGGGATCCTTGCCCGCCGCGCCGACGATCCCGGCACCTAGCGCAAAGCCCGCAGCACCCGCTGCGGGCTTTTGCTATGCCTATGTTTGCCTATGTTTGCCTATGTTTGCCTATATGCGGTGTACGCACCACTCCGGCAGCACCGCGCGGTGCTGCCGAAAAAACAAGACCGCACCCGGTCTGCTAACGGATGCGGCCCTGTTTTGCAAAAAGAAAGGAGATTTTTGCTTGTGCACTGAAAACGAAAGAAAGGATCGATAAACGCTTACTACCCTGCGCCCCTGCCTATATTATAGCGCATCGTTTTCATATTCTAAACGCGAATTGCGCCGCAGCGCCCGAAGAAACTGCAGCAAGCTGTAAAGCTCCGCCTCCGTCAGGTGCGCCAGCTCCCCGATCACCTCTGCCAAAATGTCCATCTTGTTTCCTCCTTTTCCGTCGTAAGGGTTGCCCCTCCCCCCGCATTCTAGCATTTTTGTGCATTTTACACTCTGTTATTTGTGCAATGTGCCGCTTGATATCCCCTGCCGCTTTATGGTATACTGCAAGTGTCAGCCACGTCCGCTCCCTGTAGGGGCCGGGCATGCCCCTCCCGGCTCCGCACCCGCATCTCGCCCCGGCCCCCGTTAAAACACGCACATCCCCCAAGTTTGTCATTGCGAGGAGCGAAGCGACGTGGCAATCTCTGGAAGGAGTGTTGCTTATGCCTGATTATCCATCCCCCGCTGCAAAGCGCCGCCGCATTGTGCAAAACATTGTCACGGCCCTGTCCCTGATCCTGTCCGTCGTGCTCATCATCGTCCTCGCCACCGCCGAGCCGGATAGCTCCGTTTACCAGCGTGGCTTTGATTCCGGCCACGCCACCGGCTACGTCGAGGGGAAAAACGATGAGGCTACCCCTGCATATAATCGCGGCTATGCCGCCGGGAAAGAGAGCGGATATATCAACGGCCGGAACAAGGGCTATTGGGAAGGCAAGCAGTACATGCAGCCCCGCATCAACGAGCTGGAGAAGGAGCTCAGTGCATATCGCGTCGCCGAGCGGCAGCCCGAAACTGGCCGGGACGCGATGGCAGAATGGCTTGCGGCTCGCGCTTCCGAGCCGACCAGCACATCATACATTGCCAATACCGCTACCGGCAAATTCCACCGTTCGACCTGCAGTTATCTCCCGGAGGAGCAGAATCGGGCCTATTACAGCTCCGCCGAAGAGGCTCGGGCGGCCGGATATTCCCCCTGCGGCCACTGCCACCCCTGACGCACACACATCTCCAGCACGTCCAGTACCTCCCGCCGCCCCTCCGGCGGCAGCCGCAGAAACTCCCGCACGATCTCCTCCTCCGAGGCTGGCCGTCCCCCACAGGCGGCCAGCCTCAGCTCATCTCTGGCTCGCTCCACGCGCTTCCTCCCGTCCGGCTGCATCCGCCGGTACTCCCGCACAAACCGGTACTTGATCCATCGCTCCATCCGTCGCGCCCCCTTTGCACCCGCATCGTACCACGCCCCGCCGCGGGAAACCATGGCCAGAACCGGGAACTGCGCCCGCTTTTTGCAAAAATCCGTATCCAAAACTGCAATCGTCAGGAGGCGACACCATATGCCCCAGATCTGTGACCGGCTCAATGCTGTTAAGCAAAAGTCCGGCCTCACCCTCACCGCGTGGGCGGAGCGCTCCGGCGTCCCCGTCAGCACGATCTCCCGCATTCTCTCCGGCTGCACCGAAAATCCCGGCCTGCAGACAGTCGTCGACCTCGTCGCCGCTGCCGAGGTCCCGCTGTCCGACGTCCTCCCCGACCTGCTCCCGCCGCCCGAAGCCGCACCCGCTGCGCAGCCCAGCGATGCCCTCCTCGCCGAAAAGGACGCCCGCATCGCCGCACTCGAGCGCCTCGCCCGTTACCGCTCCCACATCTGCTACGCCCTCGGCATTATCTGCCTTGCTCTGGTCGCCGTCCTTGCCTTTTTACTGGCCTACGACCTGTGCAACCCCCGCGTCGGCTGGTTCCGCAGCTGATTCCCCCAAGGAGCGCACGAACATGCCGATCACAAAATTACAAAAAAAGCGCGACGGCCTGCAGGGCTATCGCGTCCGCGTCAATTATACCGACCCCGATACCGGGGCCTACCGCCGGATCGAGCGCATCGTCTACGGCAAGGCCGAGGCCGCCGAGATGGAGCGCCAGCTCAGCGCCGAGGCCAAATCCCCCGCCCCTACCGCCGACGACCGCCTCACCGTCGCCGAGTTTGCCCAGCAGTATCTGAAATACAAGTCCACTGAGGTCCGTCCAAATACGCTCGCGCTCATGGAGCGCCACCTCCGTAACCACGTGCTCGATTTTTTCGGTTCGCTGCGCCTCCGGGATGTTTCCCCCCGCCATGTCGCCGATTGGGTCGCATCCCTGCACGATTCCGGCTGCGCTCCGTCCAGCGTCTCAAGCTATTACGTCGCCGCAAAGTCGATGTTTGCAAGGGCGGTCGAGCTTCGCATCCTCCGCGAGTCGCCGTTCGGCCGTCTGCGCCTCCCGCGGGATACTTCTTCCGCCGCGCCAAGGCAGGACTTCCAGTTCTATACGCCGGAGCAGTTCCGCCGCTTTTACGCGGCCGCAGAAGCCTCCGCCTCCTCTCTGCAGGACTGGCATTACATCATGTTTTTCGTTATCGCGTTTTATTCCGGTATGCGCCGCGGCGAGATCCTCGCTCTCCGCTGGACGGACATCGACTTCCCTGCCCGCCTGATCCGCGTCCGCCGCAGTTACTCCGCCGCCGGTCGCGCTGAGCAGCGCGTCGAAACCGCGCCGAAGACCCCGTCTTCCGTCCGCGATCTCGGCATCCCCGCCCCGCTTGTTGATGCTCTGCAGGCCCATCTTTCCCGCCAGAGCAGCATGCCCGGCTTCTCGCCCGGCCTCCTTGTCTGCGGCGGCCCATCTCACCTGATCGCAGCAACACTGCGCGCCCACTGCATCGCTTATGCGGATTCCGCGGGTCTCCCTCATATCCGCGTCCACGACTTCCGGCACTCCCACGCGACACTCCTCGCCAATAACGGGATCAATATACAAGAGATCGCCCGCCGCCTGGGCCACGCTAATACTCAGGTCACATGGGCTACCTACGCCCACCTTTATCCGCGCGAGATCGAGCGCGCGATCACCGTTTTGGACGCAGTTGCTCTCCCTCCGCAAGGGAAGCCATAATTTCGGTGCTTTTTCGGTGCGCGCACCATTTTCTTCCCATATGCGTACCCGCAAAGCCTTGTATTTCCAATGATTTCAAAAATATCTATGCGAGTCAATTCGTTTTAATGTATTACATTCACCCCTCCTTTTTCTCTCCCTCCTCCTCTCACTGCCTCTCAACGCATCTCATTTTCTCTCTTTACATTGCTCAAACTTCAACTTTCTCTTACCTCGATTTTCAAATCTGCAAAACTCTCGGTGCTCATTCGGTGCACAAAAGGCCCCGGCAGTCTCCTGCCGGGGCTGTTTTTGTGTCACTCCACGATGCACTCGTAGTACACGCGCGCCTTGTCCGGCACGGCGTCCTTGTCCTCGAGCCACGCCTTGGCGAGATCGAGGTAGAGGTCCGTCCCGCTGCAGCCGTGGTCCATGAGTACCTCGCAAAAATCGCTGTACACCGCATTCATTGCGCACCAAAATTCGATTGGGTCGCAGTCAATGCCGCGCTCGTGCATCATCTTGAGCACATGGTCCGGTGCCCACTTCGCGCCGACCGTGCCGTCGGCGTTTTTCATGCCGCCGACCCACTTCTCGGCCTCCTCCCACGACAGACGCTCGTCATCGTCCTGCTGCTCGAATCCGATATGCCCCATCTCTCGGCGCCCCGGCTCGCGGCTTCGGCCGCCGCCTCTCGGCTCGATGTCGTACCGGCGGCCCATCGGCTCGTCGCGGTATCGGCGATCATAGTCTCCGTCGCTGCGCGGTGCATAGCGGCCGTCATTGTAGCGCTCGCGTCCGCGCCCGTCGCGGAATCGGCCCTCCGGCCGGTCTCTGCGTTCCTCCTCGCCGCTCCCGCGGCGGTAGAACATCATTTTTGTCCTGGCGTCCATATCGTCCCTCCTTATGCCGTCGGCGCCGTGCCGTTGACGCTCGCCAGATTGCTGCTCGGCGCGCAGGCAGCGCGACCCAGCAGCCGAAAACTGCCGCCCGTCGCGGTGGTGTTGAGCACCGTGCTGTACTTTGTCCGCGTGCGGATCGCACAGGCGGTCAACTGTGCGCAGCCGCAGCTTGTCAGCGGATACTGTACTGTCCCGCTGCCGATCGTCACCACGACCGGAGCCGTGATGGTCGCCGTCGTCGGGATCGTCTGCGCCACGACGAGACAGTATTTCTCGCCGTCGTTGTAGCTCCCGGCCGGCAGGTTGATCGTCAGCACGCCGTCCGCAAACGTCACGGCCTGCGAGATCACAAGGCGGCGGCACAGCTTACACACGTTGTTGCATGCCATGGTATATCCTCCTTTGCTCAGGGGCGGCATCTGCCGCCCCGATCTCTCATCCCGTCAGCAGCAGCCGTAGCCCTGCTGGCAGCCTGCGCCGCAGTAAGCAGCGTGCGGGTTCTGGACGAGGTACGTCGGCTGCGGCGTCGAGTTGCCGGTTCGGCGGATCAACTCTGCCGTGTTGGCGTCCATCGCGGCCTTGAGCACGGCGTTCTGCTCGCTCTGCGAGGCGGCCAGACGGAGCGTCTGGTTTTCCTGCTGCAGGGTCGAGATCTTGTCGTTGACCATAAAGTCCAGGATGCTGCGCGTGTTGGCGTTGGCGTTGTCGATCACGTCGCGGGCCGTGCTCTGGATGGTGTTGCGGATGTCGCAGCTCTGCGTCGCGAGGTTGTAGTTGGTGTCGGCAAAGCCGCGCTCCATCAGGCGCTGCGTCTCGCAGCAGCACTGCTGCTGTCTCGCACCGAGGTCGCAGATCTGTCCCTGTACCCCGTTAAAGCCCTGCATCATGCCCATCTGCGTGGCGTTAAAGCCCTGCTGCATCGCGATCTGCCCGTTGAGCATGCCGGTGTTCATCGCATAGAAGCCGTCACACAGGCCGTTCTGGAGCCCGCGGATGCCGCTCTGGATCTCTGCCGTCACAAAGCCGTCGTTGACTGCCTGCCGCGTGTCGATGCCGCTGAGATACGGCACCGCCATACCGGCCCCGTTGTTGCCGTTGTTGCCCCAGTTGTTTCCAAAAATCAGGGCGAACAGGATGATCACGATCCACCAAGATCCGCCGCCAAACATATCGTTGTTGTTGCGGTTGCCGGAGTCAGCGCCCAGCGCATACCCCATGCCAAAATCATCTGCCATTGTTATATCCTCCTCAGTTTTTTATGATCCCACGGGCCGCGCGCGCCCGGTGAGTCCTTGCTGCGCGGCTTTTGTCAGGATCCGCAAACCGAGTGGATATGCTTACCGACGGAAAGGCAGCCCCAGCTGCTGTGCCATCTGCTCTACCGTCGTACCGCGCTCCCGCGCGGCGTTGTCCGCCATCTGGAGGAGCTGGTTATAATTTTTGCCCGCCAGCATCTGCTGCATCTGTTGGAGCTGAGGCCCCGCGCCCATCTGCTGCAGGGCACCCAGCGGGTTCCGGCCCCGCTGCGCCATCTGGATCATCATCATGAGCGGATTCATTCTGCCGGTTCCTCCTTCTTTTCTGCGGCAGTGAGCCGCTCGCTGATGCCGTTAAGCTGCGCCTGCATCTGCTGCAGCATCGTCAGCACCGGGTCTGTCGCGGTCTGTGTACCGTTCTGCGCGGGCTGCGGAGGCGGCGCTGGAATATACTCCCCGAAGCGTGCAGCGCCCGCCGCAGCGTCCCAGCGCTTGGTGTAGATGCGGTTGTTTTGGATGTCCGCAAACACCATCAGGCTGCCGGAAAAGTCCACCGGCGTCGAGCTTGCCTCCTCGCGGCTCGATACCATCCTGCACATCGGCCCCTGCGGCTGCAGCGGCTGCTGCCCGTACCCGCCGTATACCGGCGGCATCACCTGATTGTACCCGGTCTGATAGGGATATGCCATTGTCTCCGCCTCCTGTCTTTGATGGCTATATCATACCGTCTCAGCCTCTGCGCTGTGCCCGCTTCCGGCGCGTCTGTGCCCGCAATGTGTGCAGCCGCCGCTCGATCCCCTGCATCCGGCGGGACACCGTGCTCCGCGTCATCCCCTGCCCGAATTTGTCCTCCATCTCAAACGCAATGTCCAGCTGCGCCACCTGATCGATCAGGCACCGCCGCGCGATGTAGCTGTCCTCCTCCCCGAGGTTTGCCGCCCGGATCAGTGCCTCGACCTCCTCGCGCCGCATCCCGGCCGTGCAGCTCCCCGCCTGCATCCTGCCCTTTGACATAGTTCCCCCTCCTGTGCATAAAAATGGGAGAGGGCTTTCGCCCTCCCCCGCTGTGCGGTATTTTGTTAATGCCACGGAGCCTTGTACAGGTCCCGCTCTGCGTATCCCTCTGCCCGGTAAAGCAGGTCTTTCTGCTCTGTCGTCAGCTGCAGGCTGTTGATGAGTGCAAGGATCTTCGCCTTTTTCGATCCGCTGATCGACTTCCCGTTCTCGTCCTTGTCCGCGCTCAGTTCGGCCTTTTTCTTCCAGTACTGCATCCAGATCTTTGCGCCGATGCCGCCGCTCCGGGCCTCTGTCAGCTTGTCATAGGTCTCCTCGCTCAGCACGGTGCTCAGCGCCTTGTAGAGGCTGGTATCCGTCAGATTCTGCTTGAGCAGCACGTCCACCTTGTCGTTGGTCGTGAGCTGCCCGTTCTCGCCGGTCCCCTTTGCGCTGGCCAGCTTGTCGCTGACCTTTTTGGCGTCGGTCGCGCTCAGCCCGGCCTCCGTCAGGTTGGTGTAGCGCTCCGCCTCCTGCGCAAACATCTGGTAATACTTGAGGCCGTTCCGGATCGCCTCCCGCTTTTTGCCCTTGATGTTGTGCTGGTCGAGCCAGTATGCAAACTCGGAGGCCTGCTGGCTGCTGCTGAGGCTCTCGTCCTCGTACAGCGTCCGGTACTCCTCGTACACGTCCATCACGTCATCCCAGCTCATCCCGGCGTCCATCATGTTGGCGAAAACCTCGTCCTTCGAGGTCGACTTCGCGCCGGTCTCCTTGTCGGTCACGCCGAACACCTCGGCATAGGTGTATGCCTTAACGCTGTCCCGCACGTCAAGCTCCCGGATCGCGGTGCGCTTCTGCCTGTTTTTGTCGTTGGTGGAGAGATTCTCGTCCCCGTCCGCCTGCATGAGCTTGTTGTAAAACTGCGTTACGCCGTCCCAGCTCACGCCCTCGTCCATCAGGGTCTCGAACATGGCGTCCGTTGCGTGCTCATACTCGCCGGTCTCCTTGTTCCTCCGGCCGAACTCCTGCCGGAACAGGTAAGCCTTTTGCTCGTCGGTCAGGCTGGAATTGTTGATGGCGTCCCGGATATCCCGCTGCGCCTGATCGGTCGTCAGGGTGTCGTCTGCGTTGATCTTGATAAACTCATGCAGCAGGTTGTAGGTCTCGATCGGGTCCGCCCCGTCCTTGGATAACGTCTGCCACGTCTGCGTGTCCTTGGTCGACAGGCTGGAAAGCCCGGATGCCCAGTAGGCATTTGCCTGTGGCGTCGCGTTTGGGCCGAAGAGGATGTTCTGCAGCGCCGTCCCAACGTTCCGCTCGACCGGATACTGCAGCCGCTCCTTGTCCCCGAAGCCCTTTGTCCGTCCTCCCTCGACGATCGTTTTGATGCCGGAGTACGTCTTGTTGATCTGCCGCCCGCCGGGGATCGCCTGCGTCACAAGCCCGAGCAGTGCCTCTCCGCTCTCCGGCGAGATCACGCCGTGCTCCGTGGCCGCGTCCCACAGGTCTTTGCCCTTGCCGAACAGGTCCGGCATCATCAAAGTTCTGTCTCCCACGCCGACCATGCCGGAGAGGTTGGAGAGGAACGGGACCTCGTTGCTGATGTTATACAGCGTGTCCTCCACAGCGTTGCCCCAGTCAAAGCCCTCCTGCGGCGTCGGAACGTCGTCGAACATGTCTGTTCCGAACATGGCGTTGCTCGCCTTGTTGAGCATGTATCGGATCCAGTCGTTGGTAGTCAGCCCCACGCCGGATGCAATGAAATTCATGGACATGCCGATGATATCGAACGGGGCCGGAGTGCCGCCGTAAAGCTCCTCGGTCACGCGGTTGACCACAAAGGCCGCAAGCACGGTCTTCAGGATCACGCTGCTTAGGACCCTCGCCGCCTTTGCCTTGCCGCTCTCCGCCGCGATCTGCCGGAACTGCCGCGGGAGATCCTGCGACACATGCTCCCAGCTGTTGAGCGCCTCGATCTGGAACATGTTGACCATCTGCATGACAGGCGTTTTTGAGTGGAACATCAGCGGCTTTGCGCCCTTGGTGCGGTCGCCCATGATGGAGCGTGCGTAGGCGTCCGCTGCCCGCATGGCCTCCTCGTGCGTCTTGCCGTCACGGATCGCGTCGAGGTATGCCGCTCTGGCCGCGATCGTCGACATCATCGTGTCGACGAATTCGGCCGGCTTAAACATGCCGGACATAAACGAGTCCGCGAAGGTGTTGGAGATATAATCCACGCCCTTTTTGCCCGTGATGAAATCGCTCTCCATCTGGAACTGCCGCAGCTTTCCGGTCGAAAACTCCAGCGCCGCCTGCGCGATGGAGCGCTTGCTCCGCTCCCCGAGGATCGTCGGCAGCTGCGCGATCTGGTTGACGGCCGACGAGACGTTGCCCGCAACATTGGCCCTCGCAAACGCCTGCGTGAGCTGTGTGCCGAGCTTCAGGATGCCGCGTCCGCCTCTGTGCTCTGCCCCGCGGTCTCCGCCGAACTGCTTTCCTGCCAGCACGTCGCCGTAGTTTTTCAGCCATACGGCAAGATCGGAATACCGCGTATTGTTTTTCTCTGCGGCGAACAGCTCGGCGATATACTGGTCAAGCTGTTTGTTGATCTCCGCCGTTGTCGGCTCTGCGAAATCATCGACCCGCTTCAGCTCGCGCAAAAAGTCCAGTTTCTCGTCGCGCTTCCCGCTGCGGGAAAGCTCGATCGCCTCCGCCAGTGAATTCTTGAAATCATTCCTTCCGCCGAGGCGTGTATAATTTTCCAGCGCGCGGATCTTCTGGATGTCGTCCGTGTGGAAAAGCACGTCGGACATGTACGTCACATAGCTCTCAAACCCGTGCACGATGTCGTACTCGGTCTGCGTCCCCTCGCGGCTCTGGAAGAACGGCGTCCAGCGCTTGTTCGGCCGGAAGTCCTCCGTCCTGCCCGCGATCTCCGCCGGGAGCCTCGTTGCACTGGCGTTAAAGCCCAGCGCCTCGAACGCCTGGTTGAGCAGGTTGACCTTGTCGGCTGTGCTCAGATGCGGCGCGTAGTAGTCGATCTTGCCGATCGGCTCGTCACCGTGCGACACGAGGAAATCCGCAATGGCGTTGTAGTAGTCGTCAAAGAGCTGCCGGTACTGCTTCACGGCCGCCGCGCATTTCTTCTCGTCGATCTCACCCTTGATGCCGTCCTTCTGCGTCAGGAACTGTGCGTACTGCTGTGCCCACTTGCTTTCTGCGGCGTTCAGGTCGAGGTCCGTCGCCACGCGCTGGATCTCCGCCTCTCTGGCCTCCGCGTCCGGGCTGGCCTTCTGCGCGGTCTCCATCTTGGTCAGCTCCGTCACGGCCTTCTGGATCGCGGCCTTGTTCGGCGACTGGTTGATCCGCTGCACGGTCGCCTCGATGTCGAGGGCCATGTGGACGTAGGCACTCTCGGCCTTGTTCAGGCCCTTGGCCTTGTCTCCCTCGCCCTGGAACTCGCGCACCGCGTCGAGCTGCCGGTTCATCCAGCGCAGCCTCTCGGCCTCGTTGCGCGTCACCGGATCAAAGTAATACCGGTTGATCTCCTCGCCGCGCTTGTCTCCGAACATCTTGAGCATCGATCGCTGCGGCGTCCGGTAGTTGAGTACGAGCAGAGCCTCCTTGTCAAAGCCGCCCGGATCGCTCATCAGCTCCAGCTCGTCCGGCAGCAACTCCATGGCCTTGTAGAGCAGCGCGTCGCGGATCGCGTACTTGCGCTGCAGCCGCAGGTCCTCGCCGAGCATGCGCTTGTCGATGTACAGGTTGGCGAGGTCCGTCACCGTGTCCCACCTTGCCGTGTCCGGGATGTCGGCGTAGGAGTACCGCCCGGCCGCGATGTCGCGCGCGAAGTTCTTTTCGAGCGCCGTCGCGCCCCATCGGCGCTCCGCCTTGGAGATCAGTTTGTCGGTCTGGTATTCCGCCTCGGCCCGCTGCCGCATCTCCTTGGTCGTCCGGTAGTCCGTCACGCCCATGTCGATCTTGACGCCGATCTTGTCGAGCGCCGGGGTCGCGCGGAAGCTGTCCTTTGCCACGCCCTCGGCCGCCACGGTCGTCGCCCTTGCCGGGGCCTCTCCGTTTCGGTATGCTGCTGCGTCCGCGTCCGCTCTGGCCTTCTTGGCTGCGTTCAGGCGGTTCGCCGCCTCCTGCGGGGTGTACATGCCCTGCTTTGCCGCAAAGTCCGTCTCCACGGCGCGCCAGCCGCCGTTCTTGCGCGGCTCCACGCGCCAGCGCTTCCCGGTCACGGCCTCCAGCAGCTCCACGGCCTGCTTGGGCGACAGGTCCGTCGTCTGCGAGTAAAACGGCACGTCCTTGCCCCATACAAACCCCTGCGGCATGGCGTTCGTTTGCTGCTGCACCCAGTCCCGGAAATAACTCTCGCTCAGGACCGGCTCGCCCATGTCGTCCGCATACCCGAGCACATCCTCCGGCTGCGTCTCCTCCCGTTCGCTTGCCAGTTCCTTCCCGCGGATGCCGTTCTCGCGGATGTCCTGCAGCTCCTCCTGCACGGAGAATTTCACGCCCGGCAGCTCGTTTGCAACGCGGATCCTGTCCTCTTGCCCGGTGTACCGGATCACGCGCAGCCCCGCGTCCTCTGCCCTCGCCATCAGGTCCGCTGGGGCGCTCGCCGGGGCCAGAAGTGCGACTGCCTCATCAAAGCCAACCACGCGCTGCGGCTTGGCCTCAAAGTACGAGGTAGGAATCTCCTTTGCCTGCTGGAACAGCTCCTGAATTTGCATCGCCGTCGCTCGGTCAATGTCGTATTCTTCCGCCGCCATCCCCTCGCGGATGCTTTGTAGGCTGTCTCCGCCCTGTGCGGTCTTGATCAGCGCCTCTGTAATGAGCTGGCTCTCATCCTGATACCCATACGCCTTGTGCCTTGTCTCCTGCAGGATGCGCTCTACTACGTTGTCAAGGCTTTGCTGGAGCTCCATGACTTTGCCCTCGTAGGCCTCCTGCTCCAGCGTCTGCAGCCGCCCCTCGTCGGCATGGATCTCGCTGATGCTTCGGTACTCCGGCGTTGCCGCCGCCAGCAGACCCCCAGCGTCGTACCACATGATGTTTGCGCCGCGCTCCTCCGCCTGTGCCATGGCCCGGACGAGATTCTCCGCGTTCAGCTCCCAATGGGTCTGCTCAAAGCTCCTGCGATCGCCTCGGCTCGTATAGCGGTCCTCGTTGTTGTAGATCCCGCCCTCGCCGATCACATCCTGCAGCCGTTTTTCTGCCCACGCCGCTACCTTCTGCGTCGGTGCTTTGCGGTCAAGCTCGTCCTGCATTGCCATTTTGTCCGCTTCGCCGCGGTTCTGGCCGCCGTCCTGTACCATCTCCCACGCGTGCCGGATAAAATCCTCTGCTCGCGTGCCGCTGTACATTTTGTTTTCTGCGTACTCGCTGACGCGCTCCGCCTTGCGTTCCGGCTTCCGGTCGAGGATCCTTGCAAAGCGTTCTGCGTATTCCTCACCGATCGCCTGCCGCACGCGCTGCAGCTCCGCCTGTGCCACGCTATTCGCGTCTCCCACGTACATCTGCACGATGATCCGTGCGAGGTTCTGCACGCCTACGTTGTCCGTATACCGCTGCAGCGCCGCATTCCCAATATTGTCGTACTCTCTGTCCTTGTAGACAGGACTGATATTCTCGCCTTTATCCGCAAGATAAGCCGCCTTGACCTCCGGATACTGCGCGATCTGCTCCGCGATTTCCCGGCTTGTCTTGGTCGTTTCCTCTTCGATCCCGGCTTTGCCGAGCGTACTGTCTCCACGGAAAATCCCGTCTGCTACCTGCCCCGACAGGTCCCGGATGCTGCGCTCGAACGCCCGCTTTGCATCCGCGTCCACGCGGTACTCCACGGTCGCGTTGGACGAGGTCGGCGTCCATGCGTCCGCGCCATATACGCGGTTCCGGCTGTCTGCTTCCGGATCGATCGTCGACGCTGGGAACACGACGGAATAGTCTCCGTAGTTTGTATGCCCCTGCTCGGCCTGCACGATAGCGATGGACGGCGACGGAAACGCGCCGATCTCCAGCGCCTTCTCCAGCTTCTCCTGTGTCAGGTTGTGCTCCGCGATGAGATTCCCGGCGCGCTCCACCGGCTCAGAAAGCGAAAATCTCTGCTTGACTTCCCCTTCCGTTTGTGCTATTCTATCCTTAGACAGAGCATCCGGGGTACTAGCCCACCCGTCGGCAACGGCGGAACTAGTCTTGATTTCCCCGGTTTCTCTGTCTATTTTTATTGCGTTTCCTTCGGAGTCTACCACTTCATGCAGGTAAAACTTATTTTCGCGGTTGTCTCTTGTGACCACAGCCCCGATCAGCAGATTTGTCTCTCCGAATTTTGCAGGAGCGGCAAAGACGTATGTGTCGTATCCTCTCCCCTTCCAATTGGCTTCACTCCCGATTTCTACGCCATTTTGGATCACACTCGGCACTGCGGCGAATGTCATTGCCTTCATTCTCCCGATCCCGTGCATGATATCGTTTTTGATCCGCTTCTTGGAGAATTTTACCGTCCCGAATCCTTCTCGCTCGACTTCTCCGCCAAACTTCTCGAATTCCTCCATGACGGCATCCGAGAGTTTTTTATCGCCTTGTGCAAATTCTCCCCCGGTCAGCTCATATACCGGCTCGATCTCTAGGATGCGGTCTCTGTTCTCCAGCAGCTGCTCGTTGATCACTCTCGCATACTGCTTTTCTTCGAGCGAAAACTTCGCTTCAAATTCTCTCGCATCGCGCGCTTCGAAAATGTCCGCGAACGGCACGCCGTTTTTCGCCTTCTCCGGCCTCACCCACAACTGCGTGTTGGCTTTTGTCTGATACCCAAAATCTTGGATAGCGTGGTCCAGCGCCTGCACATTCGCGCTCAGCAGGTCGCTTCCCTCAAGCGTTTTGATGATCGCCGCGTTCGACAGGCTGCTTACCGCCTCCACCTCGTACCCGGCATTCGTTTTCCGCATTTCTACGACGCGCGGCATGTCCATGGAGGTACGTGCCGGGACTACGCAATAAAGAGTTTCCCCTTTTCTGCCGATCGCCATAGGCCGGATCAGGTCGTCCTGCAGGTATTTCAGGTTGTCATAGATCGCCTCGCGCATCGTCTGGCTCTTGCCATCCGCCTTTTCCAGCATGCTGCTCAGGCTGATCAGCTCATTGATCCCCGCCTGCTGCAGCGTGCGGCTCGGCTCCATAGCAGCATCCGGCGCGCCGCCTTCCTTCCACGCCCGCATTTTCTCCCAGAAGGTCTTCCCTTTTTCGGGGTTCCCGCTCCGTTCCTCTGCGTTTGCAGGCGGGCTTCCCCTCGTCTCCTGCGAGGTCTGCGCCGGTTCGGATGCCCGCTCGCTCTGCTGCACTTCTCCCTGCACGGTCTCCGTGAACTGCGTCGCGCCCGCGCGGAACCGGTTCATGCCGGCGTAGGCGTCTGCGAGGACCTCCTCGTAAACGTCCTCCATGCTCTGGTAGGCCCCGCTGTAGCTCTGCACATACTCGCGCGCCACCTGCTCAAATGCTTCCTCGCCGAACGTCTCCCGGACCTTTTGCAGCGCCTGCTGCACGAGGGCCGGGTCTTTGTTTGCCCGGACGTGAAACAGCTCATGCTGCGCCAGCTGCCCGCCGTCGTACTGGATGTCCGTCGCGCTGACGACGGCGCGCTTCGCCGCCGCGTCATACACGCCGTTGATGCGCATCAGCTGATCTCCCCGCTGCATGGCCATCGATCCGCGCACAAAGACGACGTCCACGCCGAGCTCCGCCCCGGCCTGCTTTGCCGCCCGCATCCCGTCGTCATACATGCTCTCCGGGATCACGGCCAGCGTCACGGCATCCGATCCGCCCCGCACGAGCTGCGCAAGGCTGGTGTCGCTCTGCAGCCTGGCGTAACGGTTCAGCCGTTCCGCTCTTGCTGCGTCTTCGGGCCGTAGATTCGCTCGACGATTTGCCGGACCATTTTCTCCTGCTCCGGCGTAAGCGTTCCGCCGCTCTGCTTCTGCCGCTGCTGCTCCTGCTGCCATGCCTCCAGTCTGCTCTCCGGTACCCATACCTGCATCCCGTTGGCTGCCTCCATCAAAAATCTCCGTTCTGCCATTGTCGATTCCTCCGGTTTCTGCCGCATTCACGGCGGCGTTGTTCTCCGCTTCCGCGCGGATGGTGTTGACGCCCTGCGCAGCTTCCTGCACGGTCTCCTGCTGTGTCTCGGCCTGCGGCGTCCCCTCTCCGTATCTCGCGTTGAGATACGCCTGCAGGTTCGCCGTCGCGCCCTCGTTGATCATGCTCAGCTCGTTGCGGAGGTTCAGGGCCGTCATGGCGTCCATGGTACCATCCTGCACGGCCTTGTCAAGATAGCTTTCGGCCGTCCGGGCCATTTTCGCGATCTCTGCATCCATGCGGCCGGTCATCGCAAAATTCTCCGCATTCTCCACTGCACTGTCCCATGCCTTCCGGATCTGCCGCACATTCTCCTCCAGCGTCTCCGCCGAGAAGGTCTTGGAGTCTACGCCTTCGATGCTCCCTCTCGCATCCGCGATCACGCGTTCGGCATCCGTCCCCCGGTATGCCTTCCCCTCTCCGGTCTTGGCCCAATATGCCTCGGCATCCACGAGATTCCGATACACCGTGTTGTACTCGTTCACGGCCTGCGCCCAGCTCTTTTTGGCTGTGCTGCGCTGCACATGATCCCAGCCGTTGGCAAGCATCAGATCCTCGTCGCCCGCCAAAAACTCGACGGCGTACTTTTCCATCTGGAGGTTCAGCTCGCCGCGGTCGCTCTGCGCCGCCGCGTCGAACATCGTGATGCGCTTGGCGTTGCCCTCGTGGTCGTTTTTTGCCAGCACCTCGGCCGCATCCGGTCCGATACTCAGCACCATAGCCAGCGCAAAGCCGGAGATAAACTCATCCCGCAGCTCGTCCCAGCTCAGGTCTGCCTCGCCGGTCAGCGCATAGTCCAGCGCGGCCGATCCGATCGCAGAGGCCACCTCTTCGAGGCCCTCGCCGATGCGATCAAAGAACTCGGAGGAAATAATTTTCCGGATCGTTTCATTTTTGAATAGCTTATAGCAAAACTCCGTCACCTTGCCGGTGTCCCCGGCGTCGATCAGCGGGTTTCCGCCGAAGAGCATGTTTGTCCCGTATTCCAGCAGGCCGCCCGCGGCGAAGCGGATAAACTGCTCGCTTCTCGCGTCCCCGTTGCTCTCTGCCTCGCCGTAGGAGTTGATCGCCGCGAAGCTGCTCGTCACGATGTTGCTGCCCTGCTTGGCCATCTGCGCAAACTTCTCAGCCTTTGTAGCCGCGTTCGTCACAAGCGGTGATACCTGTCGGCCGCCCCCCGCAAAACTAGCCATCGTCCCCGTCGCCGCTCCGGCAATTGTGAAGGAGGCCGCCATTTCCAGCGCGGCCGTCGTCAGGCCGGAGATCTGCTCTGCCGCCCATCGCTCAAATTTGCCGCCGTTCTGCAGCAGATCGGACGTCTCGCGTCCGCGCACCCAGTCCTGATATTTGGCCTCCTGCCATTCCGGGTTCTGGTAGTTGATGTTTTTCTCGCCGCCCTCGGCGAAGTAATCGCCCAGATCGTTTTCAAACGCGCCGAATCCATTGAGCAGGCTGCCCAGTGCCTTCCCGGCGTAGCCCCCTCCGTGGACGAGCAGCTGCTCCAGTCCGGCCGGGTACTTCTGGAAAAGGTTGTCGCGCGCCCGCTCCGAGCCGCTCGCCACCTGGTCGAGGAAGGAACCCGCCGACATCTCGGGGTAACTGTTGAGCGCATCCTCCGCAGCCTGTTCGTTTGCGCGCAGGCCGTTGGCCTCGCGCTGCTGTCGATACGTCTTCAGCTGGCCGACCACGTCGCTCGTCCCGTATCCGCTGACGGCCCGTGTCGCCGGAGCGTTTTTGGCGTAGCGGTCGAGGGCCTGCATGTACCGGTCGTACTGCTCCTGCGTCATGGCCACGTTGGCCAGATATCCAAAGATCGCGGCGTCCGTCGCCGCGCCCTGCGACTGGCTTGTCACGTCCGCCTGCGGGTCTACATGCTTGCCCGCTGCATCGAGCAGCTGGTCGACGCTCTTGTACTGGATGTTTTCGCGCGTCGTGCTCTGGTTGTAGCGCAGCTCATAGCCAAAGGTGTTTCGATCCTCCGGGATGCCTCCCGCTGCGGCAAGCATGGCATCCTGCTGCGCCTTTCCCGCTGCGGTGTAGTTTTCGTCACCCATCACCGGCCCGCGCAGCGCATCCGTCCACTTCTGCTCGCGCTGGCCGAAGCTCCGGCCCTTGACCCCGCTGCGGTATTCGTCGTAGGCGTCATATACCTCGCTCACGAGCTTGTTGTACTCGTCGGCGCTCATGCTCTGGCTGTATGCCAGATAATACAGGCGGCTTGCCACGTCGTCCCACTTTTCCTTCGCGGCTGCGGCGTCCGTTCCGCTTTCCCCGGCAGTCCGCAGCTCCTGCAGCTCCTGCCGGATGGTCTGGCCGTGCTGCTCCGCCGTCTGGTTCTGGTTCAGGCTGTCGGTAAACAGCTTTTCAAGCGATTCCCCGCGGACTCTCGTCAGCCTCTGGCGGTACGGCCCTGTCTTGTCCATCTGCAAAGCGTTCTCCGCCTGCTGCTGCAGCTGGCTCCCGCCCCGCACCGGCACGCGTGCCTGATACCCCTGACGGATCCCGGCGTCCACGCCCAGCCCCTGCCATTCGTTCGCCTTTCGCAGTTCTCCCCACATGCCGGTCGCAGCCTTGTACAGCGACCCCACATTTCGCACAGCGTACTTCCCCTGCTCCGCGATCTGCTGCACTTTGGACTCTTTGCGCGCCGCGAGCCATTCGGCCATTGCGTCGCGCCCCTCCTCCTGCCGCACCGGCGTAGAGGACTTTTCCGTTTTCCCCGTCTTTACCCCGGTCAGCGCCGTCGTCGTTTTCCTGGCCTGCTCCAGAATCTGGTCTACCTTGATCTGCGCCTGACGCACGGCCCCGTGTCCCGGGGTCGCGCGCTGTGCAGCTTTCTCTGCATTCCGTTTCGCCAGCCATTCGGCCATTGCGTCCCTCGGCATAGGCTCCTCCTTAGTTCACGCCCCAAAGCGAGGCGAGATAGTTTTTCTCCGCCAGCGTCAGATGCCCGGCGTTATAGTCCTGCGTGATCTTGTTAAAGATCGATTCCATAGCCGCGTACTGATCCTCTGCGCTGCGCGGATATCTCGACGAGCTTACGATGTCCCGGTAATACTGCTGCCCCAGCGCGCTGAGCTGGCTTCTGTCTGCAATCGTCGGCGTATTCCCGTCTGTGCCTCCCGTTGTCCCGCCCCCGCTTCCCGATCCGCTCCCGCCCCCGCTGCCGGAACTGTACGAGCCGCCGCCGGATCTTCCGCCGGAGCCTCCGCTGTACCCGCCGCTCTGCGCCTGCACGCCCGCGAGGATGCGCTTCGCGTCCTCTCCGCTGATCCCGGCCTGTGCCAGCATCTCCGCGCTCGGCATCTGTCCCAGCTGCAGCATCGTCATGGCGAGGTTATAGGCGTTCTGGCGCTGCTGCTCGTTCTGGCTGTACTTGTCCAGCTCCTGCTGGTATCTCCACTGCTCGCGCTGCCAGTCTGCATCCTGCTGCGCCCGCATCTTCTGCCAGTTCTGATACGACTGGTCCGTCGTCGGCGTCCCCACGCCCACGCCAAGCACGCTCGACACCTGATCGTCCGCATAGCCGAGCTGCTGCCAGCGGTTGAGGGCCTCATTGATGCGCAGGCTGTAGTCGCTCTGCGCGGCGCTGCCCGCGTTCATCAGGGCCGAGAGGTAGTTGTACTGATCCTGCCGGGCCGTCTGCTTTTCGTTGTACCAGCGGTTGTATGCCTGCTGCTCCAGCTCCGGGACCTTGTCGGCCAGCTGCGCCTTGTAGTTGTCAGCCGCCTGACTGGCCGCCGCAATGGCCTGCGTGGAGGCAAGGCCGCCCGTCTGCTTGGCGTAGGCTCCCAGCGTGTCGCGCATCGTCCGGTCGCCCTCGCGCAGGTAGGTCTTGCGGTACTCCTGCATGGCCGTGTCGTTTTCGGGGTCCCACTTATAGGCCCCGCCGCTGTTCTCCTGCAGGCGCTTGATCGCGGCGTCCAGCTCCTCCTGATAGGGGTTCTTCCAGCCGGTGTTTGCTCCGGCCCCCTGCAGGTAATTTGCGTACTGGTTGGTCTGCGCCCACTGGTTCAGGCCCTCGCCAGCAATCTTTTCGTTTCGCATCTGCTCATAGATCGCGGCCTGTGCATAATTGCCCTTCGCGGCCGCGTCATCCATCAGCTTTTTGTAGTCCGTATCCTTGTTGTATCCGTACTGCATGGCCCCTCCTTACTGCATGCCCTGCGGCATGCCCATCTGCTGCTGCATGGCCTGCTGCGACTGCATGGCCATCGCCTGTGCCTGCTGCTGCGCAGCCTGCTCCTCGAGCAGCTTTTTGATCGTCCCCGCGCCGGGGTAATTCTGCATTTCCATCTGCGCCCAGTAGCGGATCAGCGTCTGCGGCTCGCTCGGGTTGCCGTAAGCGCCGCTCTGCAGGTGCTGCGTGATCTCCTGCCACATGGCCTCGCGGTTTGCGGCCAGGCCGGAAGCGTTGTCGCAGCTGAAGCGAAACTGATCGTTCCAGTAGAGCTCCCCCGCCTCGTCGCACTCCAGAAATGCCCACGAGTTCCATTCCGTGTCCATCTCATTTTTCCCGTGCATCTTTCGCCGCTCCTCGCAGTATGCGAGCTTGTTGCGGAAGAGGCGCTCGAAGATCTCGGCCCACGCGGCCTTCTTCATGATCTTCTTCGATTCGATTCGGCCGGCAGCCTGCGCGGCGGAGAACTCCTTGGCCTTGCCGGACGTTGCCGTCGTGTCCGTTCGTCCCTGGAACGAGTCCGTGATGCCGAGGATCCGGCGGCTCTCCTCGTAGACGTGATTGAGGTATGCATACGGCCACTCGAGATCGCCGGTAAAATCAAACTGCTTTACCTGCGCCAGATCGGACTGCGGCATGTACCACAGCTCCTGATCCTGCCCGTCCATGCGCAGGCCGGGATTGTCCGGCATCGCGATCTTCGTGCCCCACTTGCTGATGCGCGTGATCATCTTCCGGCTCAGGTGATTCACCGTGTTCTGCTGATCTTTGATCTTGTCGCAGTCGCTCTCGCCCAGGAACGTTCCCCATGCGGTCACATTCCGCTGCAGCACGACAGGGTAGATGTTCGGGCGATAGTACGGCACCCAGTATTCCGTGTCTGCCTGCGTCTGCGTGTTGTACGGAGGCGGCGTCTCAGGCCCCAGAATCGTCTCTGCGCCGTTTTCTGCATCCGGTATCAAACTACCCGCTGCATTTACGGCTGTCTCGTCCGGCGTAAACTCCGGCTCTGCCGCAGCCGGTTCCGGTGCAGCCATTCCCTGCAGGCGGTTCAGAACGTCCTCGCGGACGCCCTTTTCCCGCAGGTCGGCGATGGTCATCCAGCGTCCTTCCTCGTCCGTCTCCTCCCAGCTGCGCGCGCCGCAGTAGGCGCAGGCGTCCTTTCTCCGCCGCTCCGGCGGCAGCCCCTGCGGATACTCACCGTTTACGGTCGGGCCGACCATCTTCCAGTTTGCCGAGTCCGCCTCTGTCTGTCCGCACTTTTTGCAGCGGCGCAGGCGGCGGCTCTGGCAGTCCTCCAGCTCCTCGCAGACCGTATCGCCCACCCAGACGATGCGTCCGACGCCGCCGTGCTCATTGCGGTAGTAGGCTGTCTCCAGCGTGACGAGGTCCTCGGCCGTGCTGGCCTCCTCGCCGCGCAGGCTGGCGTCCTCCTCCGTCTCGTCCGAGACGTCCACGCCGTACCGGCGCTTGACGTAGCCCTTGGTCTGCGGCATGCGGAGAAACATGTAGTCCATGTCCTCCGGCTCCTCTACGCCGTCCTGCGGGATGTAGCGCTTGGGATGCAGCACCGTGATGCTGTTCTCGCCGACGGTCGTGTGCGTCCGCTGTGCGCTGTCCCACTCCACGAGATACAGCACGCCGCCCTGCACCTTGCAGGTGCGCTCTGCGCGGTCGTTGATGCGCTCCGCCGGCAGCCGGTCGAGCTCGTCCAGGAGCATGGCCTCGATCATCTTGCCGAGCAGGTTGTCCTGCTGTCGGCTCGGCGTTACCTTCCCGGTCGGCATACTGTTGTCGATCTCCGATTCGATGTTTTCGCTTGTGATGTTCCAGACGTGCGGCGTTTCCGTCGGCTCGTCGATCCCGTTTTCTACCAGCGGCCGCAGCGCGTGGCCGCCCTTGTACTGCATCTCGCGCGCGTCCATCTTGTCAAGCTCCCCGGCGTAGGCCTGCAGGTTGCGGTCCAGCTTGTCCTGCCACTTGTGCAGGGTCTTTTTCTCGTTGTCCATGTTTCCTCCTTAGTGCAGCGCACTGCCGACGTAGTATTCAATGGCGAGGCTGTGCAGCGCCCACTCTCCCGTCGCCTCGATGCGGATGCGGAAATGGTCGCACCGGTGCGGAACGACCGGCAGGTAATAGCTCCGCTTGCCCGCTGCGGTCAGCGTCGCCACGCTTTTCCACGTCCCGCTGCTGTCGTACTGGATCTTGACGGTCACGCTCGCGCCCGTCAGGCTCAGCCGCAGCAGCAGCTTGCTCACGGCTTTCCGGTTTGGCGACTCCATCGTAAAGTCCGCAAACTCCACAAAGCTCGCCACGGCCGCCGTGTTTTCTGCCCACGGGCCGCCCGGCCCCTTGAGCGTCGTCAGCGCCTTGCCTGTCGTCATTGCGATGATGGACGGCAGCAGCGTCTCCGCCCCCTCCGTCAGGGCCATGCTGTCAATGTTGGGGCTGTCCTCCACGGTCCAGATGCCGCGCAGCCCGTCGTAATGGTATAGCCTCTGCGGGGCCGCGCCCGGCTTTTTGAGCTGGATGTAGTAGTCCGTTCCGTCGCTCTGTGCGAGGCCGCCGCTGTACTTACCCGGCCCAAAGACCTGCTGCAGGTCCTGCGGGTAATCCCCGTCGTAGGCCATCATGCCCTGCGGAGAGTAGTAAAACAGCAGTCCGCCCGCTGCGCCGAGGCTGTTCTGCATGCCGTGCGCTACGCCCGGTGCGAGGATCTCGCTCGTCTGGAATGTCGTGGCGCCCGCGCCGTAGATCCGCAGGATGTATCCCTCTCGGAAAAACGTGGGGTAATGCCAGCCGATCCCACCCGTGATCTCGCCGCGGGTCTGCAGCTCCACATACCAGCTGTCCGTGCTCAGCCCGTCAAAAACGTAAAAGTTCGTCGGGTCTCCGAGTGCGCTGGCAAAGATCTCCTTTTTGTCCGCGCCCCAGAGGCGGTTTTCGAATTCAAAGCACACGTCCATGTCCGGCACGCTGCGGCGCAGGGTGATCGTCCCCGTCTCGCTGTACGAGGTCTGCTTCTCGCCGCTGGCGCTCAGCGGGATCTTAAAGCAATAATCGGAAAAGGCAATGCTCTTTGAACCGATCTCGCGGATGATCGCGATCTTGTTATTGTCCGGCTCCGTGGTCAGGCCGTCGATCTCCACGGCGTCTCCGGCCTGAAATCCCGCCTTTGCAAAATCGGCCGAGGCCGGGGAATTGATCGTCAGCGTGTTGGCCGTGGCGGCGGCTCCGTAGATCGTCCCGTCCGAGATCGTGATCTTGGTCGCCGTCAGCTCCGCCTCCATGTTTATGATCCACGCGCCCATGCTGCTGTCCCACTCGTCGCCGGTCCATACAAACAGCGACCATTTCGGGTTCTGCGGATCTTTTGGATTGGTGTTGATGACGTATGCCGTTCCCTTTTCGGCGCTCGTCGGCAGGGCTGCCGGATTGTCTGCCTTCCCCTTGACGGTGTATTTTGCCTGCACCAGCTTTTTCGCGGGCATCAGCACGATGCGGTCCCCAAAGCGCACGAATTTTGTCTCTCCCGTCCCGACGTATGCTGCCTTGAGGTTGAGCAGCGCCCACTTGTAGCACAGCCAGCCGTCCGCATCGACGTACCACATGGCGTGGTTATCGAAAAACATTTCCGTTGCGCCGGTCAGCGTCCCGCCGTTCCGCCGCTTATCTCGAGAGCGCAGCAGGGGATAGTCCCTCGCGCTCATATTTTCCATGTCATAGATTTCTCCGTCCCCGGCGTTCGGGTGATGCCGCAGCCCGCCGAACTGCACCTGCTGCGACCGCGTGATCCCGGAGCTATAGGCCATGCCCGGCAGTCTACCCATTCTGTCTCCCCCGTTCCAGCCGCTTTTTCGCGGCCTGCATCTTTCGCTCCGCCATGGCTGCCCGGTCGCCGGTGATCGCGTCCATTTCGTTTTCGACCTGGCAAAATAGATATTCCAGCCCGGCCATCAGCTTGCGGTGCCAGCGGTTGAGCGCGGCCGTGTCAGCCGCGGCGTTGCCGGTCAGCTCCGGCGGCTCTCCCGCCAGCTGTCGGATATTTTGCAGCATGTTATCCTCCTATTTCAAAACGGGTTGCCCCATTTGCTGATCAGATAGGCCCGCTCCGTGGCGTCGGCCGATCTGTAGTCCTCCCATTGATCCTTGTCCCATTTGACGCGCTTGTGCCTTGTCTCTACGGTCGCCCGCTGCTGCTGGCGCACATAGTAGGTGATCGCCAGCGCCATCACGCAGTCGTCGTGCGCGCCCTCGACCGCCTCCGGCCGTCCCTTGCTGTTTCGGGCAAAGGTGAGCATCTCGTTGAGGCAGTCCTCATCGTCGATCAGCTCCGGATGCTCACGCATGATCCCCTGCAGCTCCGCGATGATGACCGGCCGCGTCAGACGGTCCGTCTTAAAGCCGAGCGCCTCGCGCACCACATGCGTCAGGCTGTCCTCGACCTGCCGCACGAACTGCCGCGGATACCGCAGTCGTGAAAGCTCCTTGATCGGATGCGTCGAAAAGTTGGCCTCGATGCCGACGAGGGCCTGATTGTACCACATGCCGAGGCACCATACCTCCCGCGCAAACAGATCCTCGTCGGTCCTCGTGCGGTACTTTGCCACGAGCCGCCCCGTGATGTTATCGATGACGCACGCAACGAACCAGTCCGACCCCTCTCCCGCCGTGTCCGCGCCGATGACGTAAGGGTGTCCCGCCTTTGGCTCCTCCCAGACGAGCGTCTCGCCGTCTTCCGCGTCCGTAAACGCTGCGTCTGTGATCGCAGTCTCGTCGTAGCGGTATGCAAATCTCCCGCGCCGGACCGGCTCCTTGCGGTCCATCAGGCGGCGCATCAGGATCTCTCGATGGAAAATTGTCTGGCTCAGCACGCCCCACTGCCCGAGGCAGTATACCTGATAATAATACGGGTCCGTCTCGCGGAATGCCTCCAGCGTCAGGCGGTCCTCCTCCGGCAGAAAGCGATTGTCCTTGTACGTCGTCCGGCTCGTCACGACGCGCGCGTCCTCGCGATCGAAAAACCGCTTTTTGAGCCAATGCGTTATGGAGATCGGATTAAACGAGATGATGATCTGCTTGTAATACTTCCTCTCGCCGCGGAGGCGGATGTCCAGCTGATTAAAGTCTCCCTCCAGCAGCTCGCTCGCCTCCTCGATCCAGATGCCGGAGATATCGTGGATGGATTTTAGCTTTTCCACGTCGTCCAGTCCGGCGAACAAAATCTCGCTTCCGTTGGTAAACGTGATGTACATGTCGCCGCTCTTGCCGCGCGGGATCATCCTGATCGCCGGGCCGTAGTACTGCATGGCCTGCGCCTTGAGCTGATCAAAGCAGCTCTCGCGCAGCGTCTTGGCGACCTTGCGCACCACGAGCATTCTGTGTCCCGGCTCCGTCGCGCAGCGCTCCAGCACCTTGCGGCCTGCAAAAATCGACTTGCCGCTGCCGCCGCCGCCCATCAGGATCAGGTGACGGTGATGGTCAAAAAACAGGGGCAGGAAAACGGCGTTGTTGCTCTCGCACAGCTGCTTGTACCACAGCGCAGCCTGCAGCGCCTTGTCGTCCATTTCCCTGCCCCCTTTTTACTTACTCATGCTCCCTCAGGTGAGCGAGCTGCCAAAGCTCACGCCCGCGGCCGCGAAGGCGCGGTAATCGTAGAAGCCGCCCGTGAATCGGGCGTTGCCCTTCCAGACGTTCGCGTCGTTCTCGGCGATCTCGCTGCGCACGGTCAGCGGCTTGCGGTCAACGTCCACGGCGCCGTAGTAGCGCTTGTTGTACTCGAGGTCCGCGAGGATCCACGGGTAGCCGCTCGTCCCCATGTAGGCGTTGAGGTACGGCGCGATGATCACGTTCCAGTTGCCGAACTGGTAATTGAACTTGTTGCTCGCGGCCGTGCCGGTGTCGTGGAACGCACCCAGCACGCCGAAGACGTCGGCCTTTGCCTTGGCGTCGTTCGGGATGATGATGGTGTTCGGCTCAAGGCCCGCTGGCTCGCCGCTGTCGGTTTTGAGATTCTGCATGGCGGTCGCCACGAGGCCGAGGTTAGTCTCAGAGAACGCGTTGGAGAATGCGTTGCTCTGCGTCTTGCCGGTGCGCTTGATCTTATGCGACTGCGAAAACAGCTTCACGTCGTCCTTGGTCTTCGTCGAGAAGGTCTCGACGCCGAGCTGCATCGTGTCGTTGTTCTGCAGCGCCGTACCGAGCAGACCCCAGAAGAACTTGGATCGTGCTCGCCAGTAGTCGTCCAGGAACTGGATCGGCTGGCCCTTGAGCACGCTGTCGAGCTTGTCCTCCATCATCTCCATGGAGATCGAGAAACTGCCCTTCCACGTCACCGGCCGGAAGGTCTTAAAATAGCCCTCCTCGATGCCGCCCTGCGGATACGCGCCGTTCTCGCCGACCGGCTCAAAGCTGTTGCTGCCGGTCAATCCGCCGAGCGTGGTGCTCGCCGTCGTGATCGGCATGTTGACAAAGAGATCCTGCAGTGCGTTGCCCTCCTTCTGCATCCACGCCTCATACTCTCTCTCCAAGAGCATGCGCAGCGGAGACTGCAGCTCGCCAAAGAGCGAGTTGGTCACGTTGCTGGATTCCGAAACGATAATTCCTGCCAAATATTTCCCCTCCTGTCTGTTAGCCCGTGCTCGTCACCGTGCCCGGGCGAATAAATCTGCCGCGGACCGTGTCGCCGATCGCCGTGCCCTTGTAGCTCACGACCTCAAAGACGCCGTTTGTCGTGGTCGCCGTGGCCTTGGAGCCGGTCGTGTCGATCGTCACCATCTGGCCGACGGCCGCGCCGGTGTTGGCCACACTCCACTCCGTCTCAAAGATCGTCTCCTCGTGCACGCGGATGCAGGGGATCACGTCCCCGGCAGCCACCGTGCCGCCGTACATGCTGATATAGTCCGGCCGCGTTTCGCCGGTGCACTTTGCAAGCTTGCCGCTCGTGAGCGTCAGCGCCATGCCGACGGGGCATGCCCCGATGGCGGATGCCTCGAGGTATTCCCACGGCTCAGGCTGACCGTCGCGGTAGCTCTGCGGTAAAAATGCCATTTGTCCTCCTTCCGGCCGTTATCCGGCCTTGTGTGTCTTGTTGTAATGTGCGGAGATCTCCGCATCCGTCGCATTGGGGTTGAGTGCCTTGTAAAAGGCCTTGACCCCTGCCGGGACGGGTGCCGGGGTGTCTCCGGTCGTCTGCCGTGTCCGCTGCTGATGCTGCAGCCCGGCCGCAGCGTTTCGCGCTGCCTGTTCTCCTGCTGCGCGCTGGCCGCGCTGCAGGGCATCAAAGTTGGCCAGCCGGTATGCGTCGACGTAGTTATTGCCTCGGCGTACCGCATCGGCAAATTTGGAGCCGGTCTCCATCGCCATGATGTCGTCCAGCGACTTGATGGCGGGATTCATCCGGCGGATCTCCGCCAGCTCCGTCTCGCGGCGCTGCGAAAACTCCTGCGCTCCGGCTCTCTGCTCGGCTGCCTCGGCGCGCTGCTGCGCCTCCTTGGCTCCGCTGAGGATCTGCTGGATCTCCGGCGACTGCATCAGGGCCTGCTGCAGCCCCTCCGGTGTCAGCCGTCCGGCCTTGAGGTCATTTGCCAGCTTGGCGTTGGCCGTGGCGGCCTGGAATGCTCTCCAGTCCTCCATGTTTTCCACGGTCTTGCCCGTAAACGGGTCCTTGATCCCGGCCTTGCCAAAGACCTCTTTCTCCCACTTTTCCCGCTCGGACGCCAGTGCGGCGTCGATCGCCTCCCTCTGCTCCCGCTCTCTGCGGGCCGCAGCCTGCTGGCGGCGGGTCTCCTTGTCCTGCGGCTGCTGCGCCTCCCCCTGCGGAGCGTCCTCCGCGTCCGGCTGCGTCTCTGCCGCGTGATCTTCCGCTTCTTCGGTTTCTGCAGGTTCGGCGATCTCCTGCCCGTTTTCGCCTGCCGGAGTCTCGTCAGCGTCAGGGGCGGCGGCTCCCTGCTCGTTTGCGCCTTCTTCGGGCTGCGGCAGCCCAAACTTCTGATACCAGTCCATGTTGTCCCTTTCTGCCCCTCAGGGCGTCACTTGTTGCTGCCCGCGTTGCCGCTGAGCTTCTTGCCTGCCGTCATGCGCAGGTCCGTGCCGGTGTGGATCCGGCTCTGATCCGCCGTCGGCTTTTTGCCAAAAGGCGCCTTGACGTACTGCTGTCCGCCGTGGCCGATCTTGCCCGCGTAGCCGTCTCTGCTGTCTGCCATGCTGTCCCCTCCTCTCACCGGTTTTGGCCATTTTACCCCAAAAGCCGTGTTAGTTACCGTCAACTTGTCATGCCGCGTAAATATGCAAAAAGAGCGCCCCGCGGTTCTCCGCAGGGCGCTCTCTTTCCGGCCTTATTCGTTTTTTTCTTCCGGCAGGCCCGCCACGCTGGTCAGCAGGCTGAGCACTCCCGCCAACGCGGAAGCGCTGGCCACAACGGCCCAGTTGACCTCGCCGAGCACGGCGCTCGTGCCGATCGTCGCCACGGCCGTCTGCGCCACCGTCTTTACGGCGCGGATCGCGGCCGCCTTGAGCCACTTTTTCCAGTTCCTCATGGTTTTCCCCTCCTCATTTGATGCCCATCCTTGCCAGCAGCCACGCGACGACCGCGCCGACTGCCACGAGGATGATCTTTTCCACGACCTTTTCCCAGCGCTTTCCGGGCGCTGCCTGCAGCATTTCGATGCTCTTTCGCACCGCTTTGATATCCTCGCCGCTCTTGGCCACGTCCCTCCGGATCGTCTGCTGCTCCTGCGCCATCACGGCCACGCTCGTGGCCAGCTGGTTTAATGCCCTCTGGTCCCGCTCGAGGCCCTCGATGCGGCGCTCATTGCTCCGGCTGCGGTCCTCCGTCTCCTTGAGCTTGACTGCGATCTCCTCCTGCGTCACCGCCTCACCGCCTCTCCAGATACTCGAGCTTGGCGTACCCCGTCACGCCCGCTGCGGACACGACGTACAGCCACTCGCCCGTGTGGTATCCGTAGCAGCTGCACCTGCTGCCGTCCGGCATCACGCGGAGGCTGGTGTACTGCGTGCCCGGTCCCTTGCGCAGGTTGAGCCCGCCGTTTGCCCGGACGGCGTAGCTTCTCCGGTATCCGGCCGTGTACTGCTTGGGCGGCTGCACCTTGTTGTCCGGCACGACCGTCGCGCCGCCGGAATACACCGCCTTACCGCCGGGACCGTATACGCTGTAGCCCGTCGGGCAGGCCGCAATGGCGTTGCTGAGATCGCTGTACGCCCCGATCTGGCTGGCTGCGTCGCCCCAGCTCTTGCGGATGCGGTAAATTTCCTTTGCGCTCGGCTCCGGCGCGGGCTGCGGCTTGCCCGCCAGCAGCTCCGCCACGCGCCGCCGCAGCATCCCCATCGTGTAGCCGTGCCGCGGCCACCAGTTATCCGGGTCGTTGTGATCGGAGCCGTAGCCCCGCTGCCCGGCCTCGTTGTGGCTGACGATCTCCGTGATCGTTGGATAGGCTCGCATCAGGTGCGCGCACAGCTCGGCCGCAAGCTCAAACGTGTCACGGCAGTAGGCCGCGTCGCGGTGATCGTCCTCGCAGATCTCGAACTGGATCGCGCAGTCGTTATAGCTGCCCTTGCGTCCGGAGCCGACGCCCCAGCACCGCATCTTCCACGGCAGTGTCTGACATACCGCAAGGCTGCCGTCTGCCAGCTTGCCGAGAAAGGCGTGCACGCAGACGTACAGGCCTTCCCGGTTCCAGTCGTTCCCATACCGGTTTTCGCCGAGGACGGCTTTCGTTTCGGCCGCCGTCAGCTTGCGCTCCTGCGGCTGATACTGCATCAGCCCGGCCGTCTGCCCCGGCGCGGGCTGCACGTACCGGCTGATGCTCGTGTTGTTTGCCGCCGTGCTGTGCACCACGATCTTGGTCGGCGTCATCATCCTCCCGCGCTGGTAGCACTCGTTGGCCACCAGCAGGCACTGATACTGCTGCATCTTGTCCTCCTCTCGCGCTTACAGCGCCTCAAAAAATTCCTCGTCCGTCAGGCTCAACGCCTGCCCGGATCGGATCGCGATATACCGCCGTATCCCGTCGGTGTACCGCATTCCCTCCTCGATGTGCATGCCCGGTACAAAGTAGATCATGCTGCTACCTCCACATAAATCCCCACCAGCTCCGCCAGCGAATTATAAACCGGATTGCCGGTATCGCGGGTGCACTTATACAGCACACCGCCCTGCGTGTAATACTTGCCGTTTCCCAATTCCATGTTGCCGTTGTAGGGGATCGGATCGTACTGCGTGCCGTCGTGGGATTCGCAGATTTCCTTCCAGAGGGATTCCGTTCCGGTCTCGCCTGGCGCCCAGTTATCTTGTGAGGTGTGCTCCTGTCGGAGCTTCCAAAGGCGGCCGTTGCGGGTTACTTTATAGCCCACCGGGCAACCATTCGCGGCCGTATAGGCTTTCCCCGACTCCCACGCGGGGTAGCAATCCTTCATTCGGATGGCGACTGCGTCGTCCACGGAAAGCGTGTTGATTTGCTGGCGGATGAGCATTTCGCTCACCTCGCCGATTGTGTATGGTCGATGCTTTTCTTCCGCTTCGTAGCGGAGCCGAACCTCCTCCATTTCCGCGATTTCTTCGGCGGTCATTTCGCGGATTACGCCGTTTTCGTAGATTTTCATGCTCTCACCCCGTATATTTTAATTGTTGTGCCTGCAAATAGACTCAACCTATAGCTGCCAATTTCGATTGAGCGACATGGCGAAAGTGCAGGAACGTTTGTGTCACTTAATGCGCCGACGGAAAATGCGCCACGTGAATCATATACCCCTTTTCCGTTCGTCAGAATGTTTGCAGTCGATTGCCCATCGGGTGCTTTGACGAAAACTGGAATAATTTTTCCTGCATAGGAATCAAATCCTGATATCATCAATATCGCATGTGATTCCCCCGTTTTTGGGGACTCCCCCAAATTAATCTTTCGGGCTCCCCATGGATCATTTCCATTAAATGCGCAACATACTGTTGCATTGTAAGTGATATCGGTATTTGTTGGAGGTACTACTTTTATCTCAATATATATTTTTTTTAGCGAGAATGGCGCTCCATCATTATCTGTGCTTATCGTAGTTTTAACGATATCCTCAGATATCTCCAGCGTTCGGATTTCTTCCCACGTCTCGCCGCCCCCGCTCGGCATATCCACCGGCTCCCACTTGGTCGGCTTGCCGTTTTCGTCCACGGCGGAGATTTTGGCGATCTGCCCGACCGTCGCGCCGGTTACGCCGAGGGAGAGGTCCGTGCCGGAGTCGCCCTTCTGCGCCAAGAGCTGCCACTCTCCATCAACGCCGGGGATAGCCCCTGTGGCAGGGGTATCGGAGGCAAATACATAGCTGCTGCCCTCGTAGGACACGGCATCCAGCCGGTTATACGCCGTTTGTGCAGAGTACTCTCCGCGCCAGTTGATGGCTGCGCTACCTGCCCCAACCTGCTGCCACACGCCGACGTAATCCGTCGCAGACATCCCGTATATGGCAAAGCCAGCGCCGCTAGTCATTGCCTGATTGAGCTGGATGACGGAGCCGCTGCTCACGGCGATCAGGTTGTTTGCCGTGAGGCTTCCGCCCTCGATGGTGACGGTACCGGAGTATAGCTCTGCGCCGTCTCCTTTGGAGATGCACATCCAAACTGTGCCGTCCTGCGGCAGCTCGGCAACCGGGATGCCGATATAGCTGGCTACGGCGCTCATCTTCCGCAGCCCACCGCCGGTGCTCCCACCGGAGCCGCCCTCGGGGATCGTGATCGTCAGCGCCTCGGAGCCGTCGTATGTCCCGGTTGCCGCGCCTGTAAATGTCAGCGCAGCCGGGTTTTTCAGCGCCGTCGGCAGTCTATTCCCCCACGCTGCATTTCCATCCGCTCCGACCTGCAGCAGCTTTCCGGCGTCTGCTGCCGCGCTATCGGGCAGCAGCTTGAGCAGCGCCTTTTGCGCTGCCATATACGCCGCCACCCACGCCGTATCCGGGATGTACCCGCTCAGGGGCGTATTTTCGTTGTATTCCATGATGATCTTTTCGATCTCCCACGCCTCGTCTCCGGCGTAGACTGGGATAGACCCGGCTGCTGCATCCTGCATCGCCGCGTTAAAGTTGCCCAGCACCGGCGGCAGCTCCGCGCTGCCCCCGGACGGTCCCTGCGGTCCCTGCGGTCCGGTGTCGCCCTTATCGCCCTTCGGCCCCTGCGGCCC